GGTCACCCTCTACAAGAATCTCGTTTATTTTCTCTTTGTGGTCTTGTGCTGATTGCTGTCCCTCTAACATATACTTAGCTTTCATCTTACGCATTTCAAGGTTAAAGAGGAACATCTCTTTTTCCTTTTGCATTTGAAGCTGTACTTGTGCTAATTGTTGTTGGGCTTGTGCTTGAGCGATTGGTGCTTGTTGAGCCATAGCCGCTTTTTCCTCTGCGTACTTATCTTCCCAAAGTTGCATATACCTAGCAGCAGATTTAATATCTTCTTTTGCAAGGTCTCTTAACACATATATGTCTGATACTTTAATTACTCCCGCAGCAATAGCACTTTGAAGTGTGGATTCAAAGAATGCTTGCTCTACTATATCAGGTGCTACTTCTATGAACTGACCAAACTGCATAGCCGAAAGATCGTTTGCAAACTTTAGTGTTTCAGTTGAGCCTTTTCCAATAGCCATTTCGTAGTCATCTAACTTTCCTCCATATTCAATAGAGTCTTGTACCATAAGTACAATCTGAGAACAAGCTCTTGAAACTACATTTCTGTATGAGTCATCTAAAACTCTTGTAGTGTCGTTTCTGTTTTGTGCTGCTATCTTCTCGTTTCCTACTAAAGCCTTTACGTCAGGTGCGCCTACTGTTGAGATAGGTATTCCCGATACTAAACTCATGTCTTGTATAATAGATGCTGCTCTGTTCTCTAGTTGCATCAATAGGCTTAGGTCGGGTGGTGGAAGGTCTCTAATTGGAATGTGATTTCCTGTGGGGGAGATTGGTTCTCCATCTTCTCTTACTGATGAATAGTAGTAAGTTCCCGTTGCCTTATAAATGTCGTGTAATACTCTTGGGGTTATTTGCTCCTCCCCAAGTGCGTTTGAAACTGCTGCTGCGGCTGCTACGTCTACTGCTACTCCTTGTGGAGTCATGTTTGCAATAGCTCTTTGTGCTTGTAGTCTTGTAATGCAAAGTTGATCTACCAATGGAATAAGTCTCTCCATAATAGATGTGTTCTGCATATCGTACATATCTGCACTGAAAGCAACCCAACTGAAAGATGTGTCTGTTGATTGTTGAAAACCTTTTAGTTTTTCTCTTTGTTGGTTTTCTTTTATCCCGTAGTCGTAAATAAGGTCTGTACCGATGATTAACTTTGCCTTGTAGATGTTGTTAATCTTCTTTTCTACAACCTCGTTCTTCTTGTCCTTTATCTTCTTAGGGCTTCCGTTTTTATCTTTTAGGTCTACCCTACGATAAAATACTCCCCCACCTTTCTCTTTTACTTCTTCGTACTGATACTTGTCTTGTGACCTGTACTCAGCGTTAAGTATCTTTATCTTAAATCTTCCGTAAGGTCGGTAAGAGTTTGTTGTAAGTGTGTTGTAATATTGTAAGTCCCAACCTGTATCCCATCCACTGTTTCCATAGCGGGTGGCGGCTGATTGTGCTATCTTAGCTAGTTCCTTTTCTGTGAAATTTGAGTTCTCTGCAATCTCGTCAAGGGTGATGTACTCATACTCCCCCATCCACTTACAGTTTCTAAAATCATCGTAGTCTGTGTAATCTGATATAAAGTTTACAAGGTCTGCAACCCTCATCTTTATATCGTACTCGTTATCAAATGCTAGATGTAGTATAAGTCTGTTACATACCGCAGCATCTCTAATTACCTTTCTTCTTATTTCGGGGAAGCGGTTACTCTCCATTACGAAGTCTAATGCTTTTTGCATTGCTTCTGAGTAACTATCTTTAAAGTTTAGTTTAAGGTGAAGTTCTATTTCTCTGTCACCTTTTAGTTGGGAGGCTTCCTCTTTGTTTACCTTAGAGGATATATCTACTCCTAACTTATTTAACTCAGCTTCTTTTTGTATAAGAAGTGCTTGAGCCTTTAGTCTTCTGTATTCTTTATCGTATTCTGTACTTGCTAATGGAGATATGCTTTTTATTTTTAGCTTTAACCCTTGGTTCTCTAATCTCCCAACCAATGAATCAATTATTGCGGGGGCAGGGGTAGAAACATTCCAATTAAGGTTTAGCTGTGATGTGTTTCCATCAAGTGAGAGTTGTGGTTTGTACTTATCTATATCCTGCTTTCCCGCAGCATACTTTCTAAGGTTTACAAACTTTCTTCTATTGTCGTCATAGTTTCCAACAATATCTCTTGAAGACTCAAAATATACTGCTTTAATCCATTCAGAGTTCCACTGAAGACCCTTTTTGTCGGATTGACTAACGTTGTCAGATGGGTAAGGTGGGAAGTTGGACTTCTTTTTCTGCATTATTTATTGTCAGATTTTCTCTGCAAAGTTACAAAGAAAAAATAACATTAATTTAATACATAATTAATCTTAAAAAAGACCGATTGATTCTTATGATACGAGAAAAGTTTATATTAGTTTAGAAGTTCTCCCTGTATTGTCATACCTACGAACTAAATCATCTAGACCTATCTTCTTAGACTTATAAAGAACTCTTGGTATGGCGTGTAATGCTAACATATCTGCTACAGCCTCATCGTAAGGTGTCCAATTATCTGCCTCAAATCCCCTCCACTCTTTTAGGCCTTCGTTAAAATCACAGATACCAAACTCTAATTTTTCTTTGTCTATCATACCTACACTCTGTTCTATATAGGTACGAAGTTTATTTATCATTGTCTGTCTTGTGTCTTCGGGGCGGGTGTTGACTCCCTCCTTTCTGTCTTTTGGTCTAAGTGGGTCAGGGAGTATAATTCCTTTATATCCCCAATTTTTCCATTGACGAATCATACCCCTACCTGCGTTGTTCTCTATAAGAGCCATAGAGGAATAGAACACACACTGCTTTAATAGATCGTCAAACATCTGCTCTGCTGTCTTAGGTCTGTAAACATACCTACACACCTTAGTTGGTCTAGAAAAGAACTGCCCTACGTTGCACCAAGTCGTCCCCGCTGCGTCTGAACCTTTTTCTACTGTGCTATCTGCTTCGTAGGGGTCAATACCAGTGTAACACTCTTTGTGTATTGGTACAAGTCCGTCAAAATCTCTTTTAAAACAGTTTCTATAATCTTCGGGGGGCATCCAAGATACTTCCCATCTTCCTTCGGGGTGTGGGTAAAACTCAACGTGGTTCTTTTCTGAGCCTATCCATTCAAAGTTCCCTCTTCGTGGTTTGGTGTCTGAGTCTAGGTTGTACTTTATTTGGTCGTTGAGGTTCTGTAAGTTAAAGGGGCTTACACCTCTTTCCACTGCAAAGGCTTCACTAATCTCTAAGGGGTATTTACGAATGAACTGTATAAGATCGTTTCCCGAAAGAAGCTCTCTTTGTTTAAGTATTACTGTTCTTGCCGCTTCTCTGTTCGAGTAGCCCCATTCATCTATTGTGGATTGAAGTAGTGACTCATCTATCTTTGCACCTTTTATATCCTTGGGGTCAAACCTATATCCCCAATCTGCCCCTTGAAAATAGCCCCACAGACCTGAGCCTGTTTGACCAAGTGAGTTTCTTTTTGTTACGTCACTCCTTTCAAACATTCTTTGAAAAGGGATAAGTGTTTTTCCTCCGATGTTCTCCGCAGTAGATGTCATAATCATCTTACCCCAAGCGGTAGCACCATCAGCCATTGTCTCTCTGTTTACGTTGTAGAGTTCGTTAATGTCACATCCCTCAATCTTAGATGCCTCATCCACAAACATTCTAAACATACCCTCTGAGTCATAGGCGTGTTCTGTTGTGCTGCGGTGGTCTATCCAAGAGTTAAGTACATCCTTTTCGGTGTACGTCTGCGTCTTTGAACTTCTCTTAGCACTTTGCTCAAACCTTAATACGTTTGACGGATTACTGTCTCCTGAGTGTTCGGGGTAAATGAATGGGTGCTTTGGTAATTCTCTCCACATTCTCACTAATCTTTTGAAAAGTGACTTAGCGATTGTAGAGGTTTGTGCTTGCATACCCACACACGCTTCGGGGGTGAGTGTAACAGCGTTAAGCATGATCGACAGTGCCTTTGACGATTTTCCTGATCTTCTTCCTGATATAAACATCATTCCAAAACAGAAGTCATGTAACTCTGCTTGTCTCCAAAAAAGGTAGAAGTTTCTGTCCGAGTCAACAAAGTTTGGAAGTGCTTTTACTTTCTTCTTTATTCCCCTTTTATCCTCAGTAAGTACGTCAATCTTTATAAAGTTTAGGTAGTACCAATGGTCTCCTGTTATGTACTCTAATACATCTCCGTTGTAAAACCAATACCCCTCTGTTCTATATTTGTATAGCTCATACAGAAACTCATCACTTTCCTTTTCGTCAAGGTGCTTAAATCCTATACAGCTATCTTCGTCATACATTAACTCAGGGAACTTAATAGGTCTGAACTTCCTCTCTTTTTTTGGGAGTCCGTAGTTAGCTATTTTTGTAGCTTTTGGTGGGGCAGGGATGCAGTCTATATCTAAGCCGTTTATTACCGACTCAGGTGTAAAGGAGTCATACATCTCCTGACACTGCTCTCTATCTCTGTAACTCCTAGTCTTCACGATGTATAAAGTTCATAATACTGCCAACAGCAGCTTTCTCCTTTAGTGATGTTTTATCATCTAGGTTAAGTCCGTTAGTCTTTAAGTCTTGTATTCTCTTTACAATTTCGGGGAGGTCTTTTAAAAACATCTTACCCCTATCAAAAGTCTTGTCTTTAGCGTCCTCTAAGTTCTCAACTAAGTTATTACCCTCTAAATAGGTTATAATATCCTCAGCTTGCTTCTCAAGTGCTTTGATAGCTCTGTTTGATATATTGTCTGCTAACAGATACTCTATAATATCTATGTAGTCCTTCTCCTTTTTTCCTTTTAGCTTTTCTCGTAACATCCTAATATGTATTGAAATCTTACTGCGGCTAAATTATCAAATGGTAATTTGTTGTTGGTGGATTTAAGAAACACAACTTCTCCCTCAAGTCCGTACTTGTTTGGTCTAGCCACTCTTGCCCGACCTCTTTGGGTTACTTCTCTTTTAGTTCTATATATTCCATTTACTGCGCTATATTCCTCTCCTTCGTCTAAGACCTCAAGGATGACAAAATTATCCATTGACACCCCTTTAGATTCGTTATAGACGATAAAGTTAGGTCTAAGAAATACTTTATCTATGTAGTCAAACTGATAAGGGCTGTTTGTATATGTCCATACTACTTCTCCGTCTACTATAAACTTGTGTGTTTCGTACTCCTCCTTTTGAGATAAGTCTGTTATGATTAGGGAGTCTGTTTTCTTTTTTGCGGGGATTTTATCTGCGGGTATCATTACCCCACTTAACCACTCGTCACCTCTTTGTATAGCTATAATTGAGCTTTCGGGGAGATCTATGTAGTTCTTGCCGTCCTTCTTGTAAATACGTTTAGCCTCAAAGTGCATAAAGTAGGCTAAGTCACCTTCCCTAAACTTTGCAGCTATTGGGGTTTTAAGAATTTTTCCGTGCTTGGGGACTAGGTCGTGCTGTTCTCCTATTCTATCAAGGTATAAGCCTCCGTCTGTTTTATAAAAGGAGTCTACGTCCACCTCTATGTGGTAATGCTTTACTGGAATCATTTACTCTAATTAACTTAATTATGGCAAAGATACAAATAATAAAAAACCCCATCTTTTTACGGATGGGGCTAAACCTATAAACTATGAAAACTAATATTAAAGTGCGTTAAGTGCTGCGTTGAATTGAGCCAATGAAAGTGAATTAATATTTATATTTATAATACTACCATCTCCCTTTTTGTACTTAATAAGGCAAGATGAGTCTGTCAAGCGATAAGCCTCTTTCACTCTATCCGCGTTAATCGTGTACCCTAACCCTGCTGGTGTGAATAGTCTGGCAGTAAGCGTTACTAGCCCGAACTCGTTAGTGTTTGATGTAATACTAGCTAAATCACCATTGGCTTTTACATAGCTTACAGTAGATGATCCGCCTCCTATTTGATCCTGCACTTTCCAAATAAGACCTTCGTAGACTGCTACTGTTGTGTCAGTTCCTCCTAATGTTATAAGTGAAACTATTTTTTGTGCGTAGCCACCGAATGCGCATAGAGTGACTAAAGCTGCTGAAAGAAAAATGTTTTTCATTTTTTTGTTTTGTGTTGTTGTGTTACTTTGAAATTTCGGTACAAAGGTACAAATATTTTTTAACTTATAACTTTACTTTTTTTCTGATTAAGGTCAGACCAAAAGTACTCTTCCCACTTTATAGCCTCTGTAATCATTTTATCTGTGGTGTCTACGTCCATCTTTCCTTGCCCTACTAAAGTGACCACGATGTTCGATGCGTACCTCTTTCCCTCTTGAATCTTAGCCATTGTGGCTAGTCTCTCTTGTAACTCTAATTCTTTATTTCCCATTACGTTTGATTTTGGTTTTTTATATTCCATGTTGTTTTGCGTATTGTTTTCTTTTTCTATCTCCTTCTTTGTTTGACTTTGTAACAAAGTAAAGGTCATCGTACATGAGGTAGATTAACTCTTCTCCCTCTTTGATTCCATACTCGTTAAGGATGTCTTTTTCTATGATCTCTGTTCCCCTGTCCTTATTGTAGAAAACCTCTTCTCCGACAGACATCAGCGTAGGTTGTGTTTCCCCTTCACTGTTTGACCATGCTTCGGCTATTTCTACAATGACTCCCCTATCGTTTCTTTCTACTTCATCATCGGGTACAATAATACCACCCTTTGTTATTTTTTCGGGGGAGTTAGGTTTAAGAACTAACCACCGATTTACACATTTAATTTTACTCATAATACCCTGCCATTTTTAACATTAATTCCATTTCTTTCTCATCTGAGTTAGGCTTCTTGTTTGTTACCTCTACCCCTGAGAAATCCCCTTCAAAGCTCTTAAACTCAAACGGTGTTCCGTCTTCATCTTCTGCAACGATAAGAAATGCTTTCTCTTTGAACTTAGCCTCGTGGTATTTATTTCTCCGTATCTCAATAATCCTGCATCCGTTTATTGTCTGCTCGATTTTATATCTTGAAACGTACCCCCCAACGTGGTCTACTCGTATTGCGTATATTGTTTCCATCTCTTTATTTAAACGTAAAGTTTCTTTTAATAAGATTGTTGTCAAAGACTAAATCCTTTTTCCACACTCTGTAACAGTCCTCAATAAAGTCTGAGATTGTTTTTGGTGCGGGGAGTACTGTGGATTCAAACTGATCTGCTTCATCTCTTATACAATATAGTACCGTATCTGTCTCTTCATCATGGATAGTTGAGAATAGCTCCCAATCATCTCCTACTACAACTTCGGGAAAAGCAAAGGTCTGTTCTACAGCCTCTATACTAAACTCTTGTCTGTAGGTGTTAATGATGTTACAGATAGTAACCTTCCAATCTTTTGCGGGGAAGACCTCATCCTCTAAAAAATCACTTAATGGCTTTGCTTGCATACTTTATTGATTATCTTTATATTGCAAATCTACAACTTATATCTTACCTACGCAAGGAATATTTTATGTAATTTTGTAATTAATATGGAAAAGCTAAAAATCACCTACCTTGACGAAGAGGGAAACGAGTCTTTTGAGGAATATACTGTTGACCCTGATGTGATTGATTATGTCTCTGATCTTGAGTTAGAGAGTGCTTATATGTTTGGTAACTGTATTGCCTTGCAGGAGGAGATAGAATCTCTTAAGTTGATTGTTGAGGGGTATAAAATCTTAGCCAGTGGTAAGACCCCAACAGAGAATTAAGCTATCTTTACTTCTTTGTAAAACTCAGGGTCAATCTCTCGTATCCATCTTTCTGTTCGGGCGTACTTCTTTTCAAAAGCTGTCTTGCTGTACTTAGGTTTATTTGCCACAAGGTATACCTGAGATTTTAATGCCCTATCTAAGTGCCACTTTCTTAGTTCTACTTCCCCTTCTTCACATTTATGGCATTTGAGCATTATTACTTCTATCATATTAAATTAGTTTTTAGGTGTTTTTTTGAATGAAGTATCCACAGGTTCTCCGTAACTAAGTAGGATGTATAAAGTGTAGCGTATTCGCTGTCATCTATTATCTCTTTTACAGAGCTGTACTTCTCTTCTTTAATTAGTTCTATTATTTTAGGGTTTATAGTTTCTTCGGGGAAGTCCTCTGTTAGGTGTAGTCTTACTTCCTCTTCTAGATCATCTACTGTTGCTGTTGGGGATATGTAGAAGTAAAAGTTGTCTTCTTCTCTTACCCTAAGTACAACACCCGCATTTAAACATTCAATTAAATACTCAGAAGAGAAAGTCTCTGACTTATCAAAATACTTATCTCCAAATTGAATGTGATCTAATAGGTGATAACTGTACCCCCTAGAAGTAAAACTCTTTTTAATCATAGCTTCTCTCCATTTCTAATTTTATAAAAAAACTTTGCTGTTTTTTTTTCTATAGCCCTAAGCCTAAAATCAGCGATGTATTTAAATAACAATTTAATTTTTTGTTTCATACAGCAAATATAGTAAATATCTGTTACAAAT